TCTAGTCCCTCACCACGTCCCCACAGTACTTGCGTTCCCCAGACTTTGTGTACAGCCCATTGTCTATGCAAATCTTCTTGAGTTTTTCAAAATTCTCCCAAAATGCAATTGAGTGATCATACTCGGGTACGGTCATGTGAGCCAACTCGTGAATGAGCACATAAAAAGCCGAGTTTACATCGTCTCCATCCAGGCAGATGTAAATTTCGTACCCCTTATTGACGTTGGAACCTATGACCCCGTCTTTCTTTCCATTGAGACCAGTTAGGATTGCTGGTTTCAGGACGGGTTTCCAGATCGGATCACCCGTCTCGCGAAGAATGTCGAGCGTCTTGAAGTACCTCTCCTTCAGTTCGACCAACATTTTTGGTTCTGAATTAGTGATGGTCACTAGGGCGAGGGCAATTGCGCCCACCGCGAGATGAGCCACCTGGTTCATCTCCTCTAGTGTTTACAAAGACAAATTTTGTATATAAATCCGAGATGAGTCCCGTTGGCCTGGGCACCATGGGTTCCCAGACTTGGCGGTCAAACCCCAGGTTCTTCAATTTTTGAATCAAAATAGGGCCGTCCAGAAGTGGCTCCTCCTTGGCCCCGTCGGCATAGAAGGGGCCGTCGGTCAGTCGGACGTGAAGTTTATCATTTTTAATTTGAAATTCATTTCCCAGAGGATCGACAAAGTTTCCATTTTCATCGGCAAGAGCCTCTGCCCGGGCCTTTTCAGGTGTGATGCCAATGAGGATACCACCAGGTTTGAGTGCCACTTTGATGGCCCGTAGGGATTCCTCAAGGGTCTTTTCATTTTCAAAAATATAGTGGAGGGAAAAGTTGTAGCAGATGACATCGTATGGTCCAGCGAACGCCGCCTGGCGAATATCACCCAGGCCAAGAAACCACACGTCAAATGCCATATCATTGGCTCGCTTCTCAGCCTCCTCGAGTGATTCACGGTCTGGATCTATGGCCGCCACCCGAACGCCACTCGCCTTCCACTTCCACCAGTCCCCGCCCCGGCCGCAACCACAGTCCAGAACGTACGACTTGGGTAAAATCCATTCGTTGATGTGCTGACGTTTGTAATTGTTGTGAGCTTTACGGAGATCCATAATTTGCGTTTAACGACTTAAAAGAAAAACGCTTGTTAGTTTTATATGGGTTCTCTCGAGCAGGATTACCTGACCGTGCCAGGACAGCTTTTTGCCTGTGTGTCTTTCGTCGGCCCGGATCTTCCCCAGAAGAATGATCAGCTGGGTATGAAGATCCGTGGTTGCTTCCCGACCCGTGACGAGGCGGGTGCCCACGCCAAGCGCCTTCAGAAGGATGACGCACTGGTTGACATTTACGTGGTTGACATGTACAAGTGGCTGCTGATCCCTCCTAAGCGCGATGAAATTGATAACGTCCATTACCAGAATGACAAGCTCGAGGAGATTATGGTCAACTATCGTAAGAGTCAGCAGGCGGCTGCGGCCATGTTCGAGAAGCGTAAGCGTGATATGATGGCCAAGCCCGTTGAGGGCTCCGACACTCCATTCATCGAGCCCGGTGATGAGAATAGCAAGTACTACACCAAGCCCGACGTTCCACCAATTCCCCACCCCGCAGATCTGCTGAACGACCTGAAGAAGGAGTTCCCGGAGGTTTCAATGGAGGAGCTTGTGGCAAAGGCGGATATCCGCGTTGCCGCCGAGATCCTGAAGCGCAAGGAGGCGCAAGAGGCGGAGGCCAAGGAGGCGGCTGATCGTGCGGCCGAGACCAAGGCGCCGATTGTGGAAGAGGAGGAGGTTCCTGATGCAGCCTAAAATATTGCTAAATACTAATAATGTTATTTAAATTGATTGCGGTAGTGATCGTGTTGGCCCTCTTGTACATGGCGTACAAGCGGTTCCCACCAGCACCCGCAAGAATATCTCAAACTGTTGCCGCTCATGACAATCAGTTTGATGTATTAAGAGATATGGAACCAGCCGATCAGACCCGTGAGAATCCTTGGCTGGGTTTTCTTCAGGAAGATGTCCGTGTGCACCGCACCGGTCCTATAGGGGATTTTGTTGGGGCTGATTCCAATTCTGGAAATGCAATTTTGTATACTGTCACTTAGCCGCACTAATTACAATAGGACGCATACTGACAATCAGAACACCGATGACAATACCGAGAAGAATCAGACCGACGGGGTTTGTATTTTTCAGAAACTCAAGGGGGTCCTTTTGGGGCGCCTCGAGGTCGCGTTGAAACATGGGGCGTGGCTGGTCCTGAACGGGCCACTCACTTTCGGACTGGGGCCCGTTTCTTGACTGGGACGGCTGGTCGCTTTTTGACAGGAACGGCAGGTTCTCCATCGTCGTCACTGTCTGAATCACCACTCTCGCTTTTATCTGGCACTACAAAGCCATCTAAATTTCCATCTTCATCGGCATCTTCTTCGTCGTCCTCCTCTTCAGAAAAGTCATCCTCTTCATCAGATTTAATATCAGACTCGTCCGAATCATAATCCTCTGGAGCATAATCGTCCTCAACCTGCTCAACGGGCTCGTAGCGCACTGGGGGCTTGGTGATGCGCCCTGAGCGGGTGCGCGTCTCAGGTGTCGGAGCGGAGTCTGGGGAAGGGGCCGTCTGGTCGGGCATCTGGATAATCCATGAGTGATTCGTTTAAGTACTTTGGGAAGAAGTTGATGCCTCGAGAAATTGCATTTTGATTTATTATAAACTCTCCTTCATATCCCAGTTCGTTTGCTATTGTATTGAGATCCTCCTGATGTTCGGCATCATCCGCCCGTCTAATTCCCATGGCAATGTCTCTGATGTTCTCAATACATGCATAGAGCGACTGAGCCGACTCATCAAGTTGGTCGGTCGAAGCCAACCGTTCGAACTCTTGGATGTTGGTCAAAAATCTTTCCCAGCTCTTTGGGTCCAGACCCGAGTACTTGTGCACCTTCTCTTTGTACTTTTTGAAACGTGCGACTGGGCCCATCGGGAAGAAAATCCATAAGAAAACTACAAGAAGGACTACCCACAATAGCAACGTCATTGAGTTGCTCTACTATTGATGGAGGGAGAATATGTTCCTGACCCTTGAACTCGCGGCAGTCCTCGTCAAAACAACGCTGGGATATGCGACCAGAACGTATAGAAAACCATGTATGATTTGACTTGTGGTCCTTGTGGAGCCGCTCACAGTATTTCGAGTCGGTCTGAGCGAACCAACCGTCGTGATCATGCCTCTGAACCTTCTTGATGTGTGTCCGGCACTGGCCCTCGAGGTATTTGCGCACAAACTCCTCGAGTGGGCCGTTGTTCTCGAGAACCTCCTCCTGACGCGGATCCTCGTCCGTGCGCACCGCAAAGAGAGTGAGGATGTCCACGTTGGGTTCCTTGGGGAAAGTTGCGCCAGTCAGGTCCCTCCATGGAATATATGGGTCACCTGTGGGTTTCTTGTGGGACCATAACATTCTCAGTCCAGAACCTCCATAAACCGACGCGTCGATAACACGGTCCCAATCAAACGCAAAGTCTTGGGATAAATTCAAAATGATTTTTGATCTAAAATTAAGAGCCTGGGTTCTGGTGACAATCAAGTCTGGCCAGTGAATATGGACCCCTGATTTTATGAGACCATCTGCTACAGGTCTTGGACGTGCCCGAGCAATCAAGCACCTGGATGCCGTCCCAAGGGCTTCATGAATTATAGAACAAAATTGGAGAAGATCTTCATCCTTCAGTTTCTCTTGGGCCTTGTAATCCAGGTCCACGAAGAACTTGAAAAGTTCCGTCTTTTGCTCGACCACGTACAATTTTGTTCCTGAATTAATCGCATCCACACAGGCTTGGTGAAATTCCTGGGTCTCCTCTGTGGGTACGAAAAGGATCCCACCGTCCATGAGGACGTGGGTGGCATGGCCGTTCGGGACCCGCCATCTTTCTATTGACATTACCAATTTAGAGACTAAATTCTCTAAGAGTCTTCATCATCACTGTCTGCCAGGAGCCAAGACCAAAAGGGCCGTGGACCCTTTGGCTTTTTGGGGGGTTCCTCATTGGTGTCTTCCTTTGGGGGCTCGTCGCCCTTCGGGGTTGTCTCGTCCTGCTCGAGCTTTTCAATTTCATAACACAATTTGCGAAGGGACATGTCCTGTGCAAGTTGTTTAGGGTCCTCACCCTGACCACGCATGGTCGCCAGGATGGTGGCAAACTCTATTTTGGATCGGGTCATCCTATAGTAAAGGAAATCGAAGATTTCCCTCGGACCGCAGCGCGGTCCTCGTGCGTAGCACTTATTTGGTCGCGCGTAGCGCGCCCTAGACCCGTAAATTAAAAGGAATTTTAGGATTATTCAGGGCCTGCTGAAATTCAGGGTTGCCCAAGACGTGCTGACGTATCATGGGCCAGAGGTTTGGCAATTTTGAAATAGAATCGAGGTTCTCAAATTTGCAGTCGTCATTCTCATCGTAATTCTTACGGAAGGGAACAGAGTTGGCATCCATCTTGCCCATTTCCTCCGTGAAACGTTTGACGATGTGTCTCTGTTCGACGGGGGTCATTTGCATATTAAATACATAGACGTGATAATGGTTCAGAACATCCACACCGTCCTCCACGTCACGGGGTTCTGGTGTATTGGTCGAAAACTTGAAGTAGGCGTAGGAGCCGCGCTTCAGGTTTATGATGCCACGTGTTTCTTCTTCGAGTTCACGAACCGCACAACGAAGTGGGTTATAAATCTCGCGTCGGCGACACCCGCCTGTGACAAAAGTCCATTCACGGTATCTTCTGTCGTGCACAATCAAAAAGTGAGGAACTTCATTGATCGTGCTGAAGGGTATTGCTATTGCTTTGTGCCTTTCGCGAGGGCCCCGGGGGTTTGACATCCCCCTCTGATATTTCCAAATCAAAAAAGTCCTTGAGATTTCCCGTACGTGGACTGTAGGTAATCAAAAACACGAGTCCCAAAAGAAGAACCCAGTGCCAGAGTTGCATCGAGACCAAGGCGCAGCCTTGTGATAATATATGTTTAAATTTGGGTTTAATTGGCGTAAAGGACCGAGCCCAAACCGTTCTGGATGCGCAGCACGTTGTAGCCGATGGCGTACATGTACGTGCTCTTGATCAGAGCGCCGATGGTGATGGTGGGTGGCACGACGATGCGGTACGTGTCCAGACGGGAGAAGTTCAGGGTGCCGGTGGGCTGGAGCTTGGAGGTGTCCAGGCAGTAGCTGATGATACCCACATTGGCCAGACCG